CCTGATTCTCGTAGTAGGGAATCGTTATAATCATTTTTCTCTAAGTTCATACTTTGAACCGTTTCTCTAAGTGCCATTTCTTTTCTTTTTTGCACATCCGCTGGATATACGCTTTTTAATTCTTTAAGTTTCTTTTCGTAGAATTCTATTTCTTTTGGGCCAAAGTGGTAAGTTTGTCCATCAAGAGAAAACCTTCTACCCATGACTCTTCTTTTAATAATGTTAAACCAATTCATCTTCCTTCCACTCTGCGATAAACTTTTTTTGCTGCTTTGCTTCTAGGAACATGCTGCTTTCCTTTTTTAGTGCCTTCTCTTTTTTTCCGACTTTCATATGCTCTTTGTTGAGGGGTAAGAGCATCCTTTACTGCTTTAGGGGCAAGTCTTCCTCCCTCTGTAGTAAGTGGCTCCCACTCTTCTTTACTCCACTCAACCATATCTTTTTGTTTATCGGTTAAACCTTTAATGGTATTCCACCAATCACTTTTTATTGACAAATCCGCCACCTGCCTTTTGATATCTTCTATTCAGTTCTTGAGATTTACGAGCAGACCATTCACCTGCGGCAGTTCCATGAGTATTTTGATTAAGTAAAGTTGCGTGTATTCTTTCCCTTAGTTTTGGTTGAGTATATACTCCGGCAGGGGCTTTATATTTAGCCTTCTTTTTCTTACGCTTTTTACGGGCTTTTTGTCCCCTTCTTCCTGATTTTCTTTTTAATATCTCTTCCCAAGCCTTACCTAATGTTCTATCAAAAGTTCCATCTTGGAGTTTTCTATATCCTGCTCTAATCGCTGCTCCTTTCATACTCATGCTAATTTTTCTAGACATTTTTTCTCCCATGTTTCTAAAATCCCTAGTAACGGCAGTTCTAGAACCTTGAGTTTCTAATTTCTTAACCAAGTTTTCATAGAATTCTCTATACTCGCCATAATCTAATCTAAACTTATCACCTAAATCCATCATAGCAAATGCTTTATCTGCTGCTTCACTAGGTATCTTATATTTTGCTTTGCTTAATACGTCTTCCATATTTTTCACTCTCGTATCATACAATTTTTTTTGCCATTTGAATTATTACTTTATTTAACTCAGATGCCCTCTGATTAAATTCTTTTGAATCTTTAACTAATTCGTTAGAATTTACTTTTTCATTACTATGAAATTTGCGAACATTTTCTTCTATTTCTGGTAGCATTTCCTTTAATGCAGTAATAGTATCAATAGCGTCTTGTGCTGATATTTTAATTATATCTTCCCAACTCATTTCTTCTCCCCCTTTAAATTGTTTTTTTTGCTTCTTCATACGCTTTAATTTCAGAGTCTTTTAGTTCTCTACCAATTCTAGATTCTACTTCTTCTTTGGTTTTTAGCCCCTTAGAATTAAATAAATTTTGAAGCATGTTAAGCATTTTTCTATATTCAAGTTCCGTTTTAGTTCTTTTTTGTTGTGGGGCTGGATTTTGATATACACTTCCTTCTTCCCCCCTAGCCTTTGACTGTTCCGCCAATTCTAAAGTAGGATAAGTTTTAAGTTTCATTTTGTCAGGGTTTTTTCTTATCCTTTCTAGTCTTCTATGCATAGTATTATGAAATGTAGTGTATTTACTTACTTTATTATAAAATGGAGAGTCCATATGTTTTCTTAAAAAACCATGTAGGCTAAGGTGATAGGATTCTTTACTATTATGTAGGCCTTTTCTCTTTCTTCCTCCGTGATTAGGTAATTTATCGTATTTCTCTTGAGATAGTAATTGACTATTATACATATCCATCAATGCATATTTATTTCCCAAGCGTCTAATGTCATAGAGGTTGTAATCTACTTTCAATATATCTTTCCAACTCATTTCTTTTCACCTGTTATCAAATCCTTCTTTTGCTTCTTCTCTTCCGCATCTAATCTTTTTGATTGATGGTCAAACCAAGAATCCAATAATTTACATCTCGTCATGAACCTTTCCTCCATTTCTTATTTTTCTTTTCTTTAGTTTTACTTGGACTCCACTTAACTTTATCAGCCCAATATGCAGCAGACATTTTTCCACGCTTAATGTTCTTAGCATGTCGGGATTTGAAAGCCCTTCTTTGTCCAGCAGTTTGATTAGTCTTCACTCCCTTTTGTCCAAATTTGATATATTTTGCTTTCTTACCTTCAAAGGCCATAACGTGATGAGATTTATCCGAATCATCTTTTAGCCTCTGAGGTTTATTTATTCCTTTGAGTCCTTTCTTTTTGGCTCTTTCTTTAGCCCTTGACTTAGCACTCTTGGGCTTCTTCTTTAGAATATCTTCCCAACCCATCAACAAGCCTCCAATAAGATTTTATTTTTGCCTCTCAAAAACTGAGTAACATCTCCTAAGTTTTCCAACTCGATACCTGTCTCATAATTATTATTATTCGCCCAAGCAATAAATTGATTTGTTGAAAGGTTGCTTCCGCTATTTGGAATAAAAGGACAACCTCCTAATGCATTAACGCTTGAATCAAACATATTGACTCCCCATTCTGCCGCTACCTTAACATTATCAAAAATATTTCTTTGTAGGTTTGAATTTTCGTGAAGATGCAAAGCAATATCGGCATCTAATCCCCTACTTAATTCTAAAGTCTGAACCATTTGAGTAGGATGTGCAACTCCTATGGTATCACATAGAACAACTGTTTCAGCCAAATAGTCCGCTTTTAACATGACATCTTTGAGAGCATGTTCTTTTGGCTTGCCTTCAAATGGACATCCGAATGCACAGGAAATATATGCCCTTACATCTTTTCTATCTACATCTATTAGCATCTCATCCAATTCTTCAAACTTATCTTGTAAACTCATGTTAAGATTTCTTTTGTTAAATTCTTCGGAAACAGAAAAGAAGACATTTATTTTCTTTGCCCCTACTTTGGTAGCCCTATCAAACCCTCTTTGATTTGGGATAAGAACTCCAAAATCATCTAAGTATTTGGTAGCAGTAAAAACTTCCTCGGAGTCTGCCATTTTTGGAACATATTTGGGATTAACAAAGGAAGCAATTTCCATATTTTTTAGACCAGCATCATAAAGCGACTCTATGAGAAAAACCTTTTCTTCTTTAGTCATATCAAAAGAAGAATTCTGTAATCCATCTCTAGGAGAAACTTCATAGATGCTCAAATCTACCATAATTATCCTCTCTTCTCTTGGTTTTGTTTAGAAGTTTTATCATCCTTAATTGGCCCACCTGCTGCCCAAGTGTAGCAAGTTCTATCTTTATGGCATTTGAAATCGTGCATCCAACAATATCCTAAGTCACCCTCAAGCGGCATACACTTACCCATTCTAGGGCTGATATCAAATGCTATACAATTACTACAATTTGATTTCTTTGCTACTTCGGCAGTAGTATTCCAATGGTCTGCTGCTTTAACCCAGTAACTATCATCTTCTAAATTCAAAGGCCCGTATTGAATATGTTTGGCTTTTATAGCAGCATTTCTATTCTTAGTATTTAATTTCAAATCTTGCGTTGCTCTTGGACACGCCATTTCTTTTAAAATAATTTCCCAACTCATTTTAATCTCTCCTACATCAAATTTCAACAGAAACATATAACTTTCCATTAGAATATTCATCAACTTCATAACTTACTTTGAATATAAACGCCCCGCTTTTTTCTTCCATAGGTTTTGGTTTAGTGCCGTCTAATCGAATTATAATATCTTTTTGTTTGAAAGATTTAACAATATTGTTTGGTTTGTATGTTCCTACATTTTCATCCATAACCTTTATTGTTCCTGAAGGTTTAACTCTTATAGCAAACTCTTCAGTAGGATATGTTGAATCATCACCTGTTCCTACATTACTTACTTCAATGTCAATATTAAAATCATCCATGTATAGCCAAAACTCGCCTTCACCAAAATTCAAATCTTTAGCGATTTCTTGAGCAATTTCTTCTTCATATTCTCCACCGCCACCAAACGATTTTCCTTTTGCTTTTACTATTTTTTTCCAACTCATAATATCACTCCGGCTTATGGGTGTAAATGTCTCCATCTTTATGCATGAAAATTTTACCCTCTTTTTCCATCTCGGCAAGAACACTCTTGATTTCAGACTCCTTTCCAAACTTCTTAAGATTCTTCATTCCCAATGCCCCACCTTCTTTCTTAATCTCTCTTAGAATTTGACGCATCATTTTTTGCCTCTTCATTCTAGGACTAACATTCATAAAATCTGTCATCTCTTCGGGGTCTTTATCAAACATAGATTTTTTAGTTCTCTCATTTCTAAGCATAGCAAAATCTTTTCCTGTTAATTTACCATCCTTATCTTTATCTAATTTTTTCTGTCCACCGTAGAGCATCTTCTCATCTAATTTATGAGTTCCACAGTGAGCCTTTTCTTCTGCTTTCTTAATATCATCTTGTGCAACATATACCTTTTTAACTTCAAACTGCATTTTGCCACTTTTATTTTCTCCTATTGGAACACAAAAAACATCAATAGGTAATCCAAAACGAATAACATCTCCTTCTACGGAATCGATAGTCTTGTAGTGGGAACCCCTAGCATCAGGGTCAAAATTACGAACATCAAATTTTTTATTGATTACTTCGACAATATCATCTAATCTACCTTTTTCTCCAATTAATTTTTTTAATACATCTTGTGTATCTGCTTTCAATATATCTTTCCATGTCATATTTTCACCATTCCGTTTGATAATGAGGCTAATTGCCCTAATGCTCCTTTTAATGCTTGAAGAAATTCTGGCTCTGTTTTTAACAGATTCATCAAGTCAGGAATTTGATTATTTATAGAACTTAAAGCCCTATCAATAGGAAATGCACTTTTGCCTCTATCAATATTATATTTATCTTTAATTCCAATTAAAGTTTTAAGAGTCGAAGTGAAATATTGATAAGAACTCATTGCTTTCATTGGTCTATTTGGGTCTTGCTTACCAAATATCTTAAGATAATAAGAGGTCATAAACTCTTCAACCTTTTTTGCCTCTTGTATAATTTGGTCTATTTTGCCAGTAAAACTACCAGTAGGGTCAACAATTTGGTCTGGCGTTTTTCTTCTTCCAAAGAAACGCTTTCTCAATACGTCTTCCCATGTCATATTAATCAACTCTATTTTCTGCTTTTTCTATGAAATCTTCTATAAATCTAGTAAATTGAAACATAAGACGCACTACCTCTTCATTTTCCTTTTTAGCCTTCTTTTTCAAATCTCGTTCTTCGGGAGAAAGATTTCTTTCGCTACCCCTGTCAAGACGCTCAAAAGTTTTCTTAGTCTTCCTTGAACTATAATCTAAAAACTTATACAGTTCTTTAGCCCTTGAAAATAACTTATCTATATATTCTTCTCTTTCTTTGAAGTTTTTCTTAATTCCATCTTTCCATGTCATGTTAATTTCTCCAAAAATTTTGCGGCGGATTTTTTTATTTTTTACCTTTATATTGTTTTGATTGAGGAACTTCAGTTAGTGGCCTCAATTCGCCACTTTTCACTTTTTGTTCTATTTCTTCTCTAATATCCTCATAGCATTCGTCACACATTCTAACGTATTTTCTTGAATAAGGAGTATTAGGAACATTTAATGTTCTTTTTGATTTATAATATTCAAGTCTTTCAGGGTCTACATTAGAAGTTCCCTTAACACCTGTGGTTTCCCTTGCACAAATCTCACATTCTTCATAATCGTCAAATGCTTTTGCGGGTATTGAATCCAAAATTTCTTTTGGAACTTTTCCGAAATCTTTTACCGTTACTTTACGCTTTACTATGTTTTCCCATGTCATAGTTTCACCTTAATTTTCTCAAAAAATGTGGCGGAATTTATTTGGCACTAGCGTCCTGTTTTTTACATAAATAATGTTATTTCCAGAATAAAAAATAAATAATGTATCATTAATCAAACAATGTAGTTTGTTTATCATCTTTATTTTCTGTTGAAAAGATATCTTTTAGATTCTTTTGTTTAGTATCTAAATGTGTTATATCTTCAATATCTTTCTTCAATTTAGTTAATTCAGAAGACACCTTTGTTAAGATTTCCTTCTGTTTTTCATTCATTGTAATGTTTCGCCCACTTGTATTTCTTTTTAATATTTCAAGAATAGGCTTCACTAAATTTACGATATTAGATACACGTTCAATCAGTGTATCTTCATTTGCCAACAACTCACCTCGTATCGCCTAGTGTTGATTTGTTAATAAGTTTATCTAAAGTTATGCTTTAATGGTTATGAATGCTATATTGACGTTAAATAAGCCAAATAATGCTATTCACGTTAAATTATTTACTAAAAATAAAAAATCCGACAAAGCCATATGGTTGTGCTTTGACAACTTGTTTATCACTAAGTCAGCCTGTAATTAATGATTCAAGGGGAAATCTAAAAGGAGATTGATTAATATGGATAAAGAAAAACTAATTGAAAAATGTAATAAAGTTTCAGCATGGTTAGACGCTAATGATGCTGGAGCAATGGAGCAAGTTATTCGAACAAACATCGAAGCGGCATTAAAAGCCGTAAATGATGAAGAAAGAGATAAGATGTGGACGGCGGTTCGTTCAGTATGTAACGTGCTGGATAATAGCCCAATACGTCGAATGCAAGGAGCAAGTTCAAAATACGACGCAGTTCAGCAAGCAAACTTGGATGCTCTCGAAAATGAAATTCAACAACAACTCAGTGTTCTTTGGAACTCTGGTAACATGCAATATGTCCTTCAAAGACATGGTAAATCTGGCGGAGGTCTTTTTGAGTCCGATGAAGATTATTCTACCTATGCTTCTAAGGCAATGATGCGACACATGAGAGAAAGACTCGATAACGGTGTTTGGGATGGAGCCATTGATGGTCTATCATCTCAGACTTTCCCTGAACCGGAGGTTCAAGAACAATAAAGTTGATTCCCCCTTGAATCACCTTTTACTCCCAGTAGAGACAGGCGCAAATTCATACACAATTGAGAATTATGAATCCCTGCGCCATAGTCTCTCTTTTTTTTAATGTTTCTAGGATTGCAAAGACAACCATATGGTTGCTTTGAACCTTGTAAGTAAATAAAAATAAACTGAAAGGAGAATCCGCTTACTTCCAGAAATCCGAATCACTGGGTAGTCTTACGCACTTGACCTACTTGCCTAGGGCTTCAATCAATATTTGCTCACCTCTTACAACGGTTTGTTTTCAGCATCATCTCCTTTCAGTTGTATATCCGGCTCAAACCGAATGGAGTCTGAAAGGTGTCTTGAACTCTAAGGGTTCCAACGTGCTTACGTTCATATAATTCCTTGTGTCCAAGACAGTAATATAATGCAGGTTTAATTATATATCTGGCTAACAAAGACAACCATATGGTTTGCTTTGAAACCCAAACTATACCTAAACCTACATAATATTAACATGATAAGCAGTGAGATGAAAAGAAATAGTTTGTTTGAAGCAGTTGTCTTTAATGAAACGATGAAAGTATTGAAAAAGGATAGAATGTGGAAATTTGAATTCTTTTTTATGGAAAGTGTGGCAAAGAACTTTGGTTTTTGGTTTATTATGCTCGGAAATGATTGGGAGGATTTGTGATGATAAATAAAATGTTGATGGAAGCGGCAATACAGATTAAAGTATTCGAAAGACTAACAAAGGGTTTTTACAGATTTTTTGAGGGTGATGTTGAGTTGTTGAAAGAAATAGGGATTAGTTATAGAAGTGCCTTCTATGATTTTTGGGGCCATAAGGAGGAATTGTGATGCCAAATCATACAGAAAATAATTTGTTGTTAAGAATACCATCCAAATTGGATGCAACTAAAATTCGCAACTATTTGACAGGTGATGAATATCTAAATGGAGGAAACGAATTTTATTTGACTCTTTCAAAGATTGTACCTCCTCCAACTAAAGAATATAACCGAGAGTGGAATATTGAGAATTGGGGAACCAAGTGGGATTGTTACGCAAGTGAAGAAAAATGCACAGATTACGACGAGGATGGAATCCTCATTCATTATTATTTTGAAACCGCTTGGAATCCACCTTTTCCAGTGATTGAGAAACTTGCCGAATTATTCCCAAATGTCAGTGTTCTTCACAGATACGCTGATGAAGGAGGACAGTGGGAAGGAGTTCATTTCTACAAAGAAGGATGGAGAGTCTTTGACAGAGAAATAGTCCCTCTAATGGAGGCTAACTTTGATGTTCTCGATTGGATGGTAGGGAGGAAAGACCTATGAGAAAGATAACTCAAGAGGCTTGCTCTGCTTTTGAAAACGGATGGAACTTCAAAAAAAGCAATACCGAAGTGATAAGATATAATTCTCTAAATGTAGATATGAGATTATTCGGTAATTTGATAGCATACAGTGACTCAAGTGGGACATATATTTCAAATGGTGGCGTACCAATGACAAACACAACAAAAGAAAGATTAAACGGCTTAACGGGCGTTAACATCTATCAAACGAACTTTCAAGTATTTTTGAATAATGAGGCTTGGAATGGCGATTGGATAAAAATAGGCGACTAATACCAAATAGGGAGGGGGTTCGCCCCCTTTCTATTTTTTTGTAGTTTTTAGACTTCAAAGACAACCATATGGTAGTACCTTTGGGATACCCTACTATTCCTAAGTGGGTTTAATATTAATGTAGGATTGTGAATATATGATAGAAAAACCTGAAACATACGGATTGCCTGATGAACTATGGGATGTATTGTCCGATGAAGTGAAAAAGATGCACATTGATGCTCATGAAAAAACCAAAGACCGACTCAAACATGACATCATGAATGACTTCCACGTAACTGAACATGATTGGGATTCAATGCGACCAAGCATAAAAAAAGTAATTCAACATCTATATCAAGAAACGTTGGATTTGGACGCAAAAATAACAGAATTCCAAGATTGGTATGAAAGTGTCCCCATCTGAAAAGGTGGGGCCTTTCGGCCTTTTTTTTAGGTTACTAACACAAAGTAGAACCATATGGTTTGCTTTGCGGATATACCCTAAAAAAAAGAATTGGGGGGAGGCCGCTTATGCGACCCCCCCTCTGAATACCTCCGCTAAAACCCCAATATAGTCGGTTTTGTATTCCATATGACCAGCATCACCTTGATTATGGCTATACCACTCTTGATTAGCAGTAAAGAATACGGTTTTGTAAGGCTCTTCATCACCGTATTCGGAACCATCTCTAACCCGAATACAGTAGAAAATATCAGGATATTCAGCATGACCTAAGCCATCATGGTCAGGATTCAACCAAAATTTGACGAATTCCAATTCTGATTTACCTGCCATCTCTTGGTAAAACTTGAGTAATTGGAATACCTTATGTTGACCGAAATGATAGCCATACCAGTATTCATCAAGGCCAAAAGAGGATATCATGCAATCCTCACCCTGTTCTTTTACTGCTTGTAGGCATCTTTCAAGGTTATCAAGAAGCCATTGTTCATTATCGCCAAAAAATTCAGGGTTACTATACTGAGATACCTTCCTTGTATTGTCCCAATGGTGGTATTCAGTGACTATTCCACCGCTTCTCTTTTGCCACCATTGCTTTTCTTGATATCCACACTCTCCACATCTGAAGATTAGTCTGCTTTTGTGTCCAATCATGAAGTTTCTATGGTGTTCATATGAAAGATAGGCCACTTCTGGAGCCTCTTCTTCACTATCATAGTGAGTTCGGCACTTGTAGCAAGCAACCGCATCATGTTGCTCAAAAAGCCCTTCAATCGAATAATTTTCAAGATTAAACTTATAGTCATCTATCGCTTCTCCTTCCCAAAATACATCTTTTTCCTTTTGTATCATGTTAATATCTCCTTTGAATAGGTATAAATTAGGTAAGCAAAGCAACCATATGGTAGTATCTTTGGGCTAGCCAGATATACCTAAGTATATCAATTATTAACAGTGATTAAAAATGAATAATGAAATGTTTACACATATACATCATGTCTTGAGAAGTTGCATATGCGCTTTACAGTGGCATGAAGAACAAAGAAGAGGGATAGATAAGGACAATACTGTTTGGCTGAATGCAGTCCAATGCATCAGCATTTATGGTGGAGAACTACAAGAAATAACAAATGAATGGAGAAAAAAGGAAATGAAGGAGGAAGAATGAATGCCAAAACAAGTAATTGATGAAGAAGGCCAAGTAATATGGCAAGGAAAGAATACCAGAGATTTTGAATTAGAAGAAGACCACAAACTTGAGGTTGTATGGGTTGACCGTGAATCAAGAGGTAGTAAAGAACCAGTATGGACTTTGACAACCTTCAAATCTGTATTCTGCCAAGAAATGCAAGCCAAAAGAGAAATGGCCGAAATGAAAGCGCAAGCAGCAAAGGAGGAGAAGAAATGAAAAACAATATTAAAGAATATAAACAAAAATGCATGGTATGTGGAATTTATCAGAAGAGAGAAGATATTTTCTTCATGGGATGTAAAGATTGCACCACGATTTTGTGAACCAAATCCCAGTTGGGCTTCGGCCCACTGGGGTTTTTTATTTTTTTTATGTCACTGGGCTATTCAAAGTAACACCATATGGTAGGGCTTTGTCTACTCGATATATTACTAAACCAATCAAATACTACTGTTCCGGCAAGGAATGTGAGTATTAACTCAAGGAGATATTAAAATGGATAGAGCAAAATATACAATGAAAACTAACGAAATTCTAAGTTGGCTAGATGTCAATGATGCAGGGGCAATGGACTCTGTAATACGAACTAACATAAAAGCAGGTATGGATTCAGAAGATGAGAATCTTGACCGTTTTTGGGCAGCCGTGAGAGCCGTTTGTGGTACTCTCCCAGTCAGTCCTATTCGACACGGCCAACCATCTTCCTTACCACCAGAAACACAAGCGAGTGTCGACAATGTAGTGAACCGAGTAACAGATGCGTTTGCATCTCTTGGTGACTATGAACTTATGCTAGAGGTTATTTTGCCTCATGGTAAAACTGGAGGAGCCTATGATGATATGGGTTCCCTTGCTGCTGACTTCGGAAAGAAAGTGGAAAGGACTTTGAAGACCGCACTCAAGGAAAACCGTTGGAGTGGAAAACTCAACAAAAACGGATTAACTGGCATGACTCCCCCACCAGTCAAAGAAAAGGAGGAGACTCAATAATCATGTTTCTTGCCGGAACACCTCACGATTTGCATTTATTTGTGAATCGTGAGGATTATTTTTTTGAGATATTAGTCGACAAAGCACGACTAACACCAAGTCGCTAATTAAATCATCCTCTGTAATTCTAACTGAATATTCAATAATCAATAAAAGACTAGAAACATTAGATGGTTTTCAATTGGACTTTATGTTTCATATATTATAATATATGTCTCCTCAGAGAAGTTTCTAACATTATTCTAACGCCGACTAGAATAATATCGGGAGGGGGGGTGTAGAGCAGTAGGCTCTTTTTATAATAATATTATATATTATTCTAATATTCTTATTATTCTAATAATAATAAGAAGATATATCGGAGGGAGAGAGGTTGCCTATGGGGAGGGTAGAGAGATAGATAGAGAGAGATACCCATTAGAATAATAAGAATAATCAGAAAGATGGCGCAGTTGCCCGTTTTTGCATTAGAATAACCCTAGAATAAAAACTAGAATAATAGGCAAAGTTGGTGCGAGAGTTATTTTGGGGCGAAGTTGATTTATGGTGTAAATTGGGGTAGTTTAAATATATTTGATTATTTAACAGGAATATGGAAGATGATAAGTGGGAAAACTTAGTTTTAGATGTAGAAGAATATCTTGATTCGGGGGCAATCGATGGGCCTTTGAAGAAAGTCATAGAATTGAATTTGAGTGTCGGTAAGGATAATCCAACAGAAAGAGTTGCGGCTTCAAACGCATTGAAGGCTTTGTTAAGAGGTAGAGATGGAACTCCGTTCAAACAAGGAGGAAGTTCGGGACTTCCAGCAAAGGTAAGAATATCCATTGATGCTATCTGTAAAGAACTAGAAGAAAAAAGTATTGAGTATTTTAACTCGATGCCATTTGCTAAATTTATACTTTTGAAACATGGTAGGTCTGGTGGAGGACAATATGAAAGTGCAGAGGAATATGCAGAAGTTGTTTCCAAAAAGGCTAGAAAAATACTTAGTGGAATGTTCAAGGATGATAGTTGGGATGGACTGACTACTTCACTTGTATAGAGTTATTCATAATATTTCTTTGTATGAAAGGGGTGCGGGTGAGGGGGTCGCCTCTTTATAAGTAAGTCCGCCCGATATTTCTGGCCCCGAACCCAAGGTTGGGCCTTCCCCATTTTGTTGAATCATGACACGATTTGACAGAATACCCTAATACTCATGGGGGGAACAGGCGAATGTCTATACTTAATCGAAAATTATCTCCTTTCGATTGTGCCTGTTCTCCCCCTATCCTATATCCTATTCCCAAGTGGAAAAATAAAACATGAGGCATAAATATGAAAAATAAAACGAATGAACAAGTAATAGGTTCGCTTAGTTTAGTTAGCCATCAAATTGAGATGGGCTATTTAGGCGTAGGCTCCCCTGATAAACAACCCTGTATGGATGTAATAAATGAAGCAATTAGGCGAATAACATACATGCATATCAAAGGCATAGAAAATGAAGACATAACTGAAAGGTTAGGGTATTAAGGCAGGGATGAATATGAATGGAACAAACGAACAAAAAGAAATATGGAACGAAATGGAAAATGGTGACGGCCATCTAGTAATCTTTGCTGGTGCTGGTTGTGGAAAAACCTATACTATTGTAGAAGGGTCAAAACTTCTTGATGGTAAAATGGCTTTTCTTGCTTTTAACAAATCAATAGCAACCGAGTTAGCAGAGAGACTTCCAGATAATGTAGAAGCAAAAACCTTTCACGCATTGGGTTTTGCTGCTCTTAGAAATTCTGGAATTAGAACAAAAGTCAACAATTTCAAAGTAAAGAATATCTGTGATGAACTTCTTGGAAAAGATTTCAATGCAGCAGCAGTTAGGAAACTTGTAAGTTTAGTCAAAGGTTCAAGAATTGACCCTACTAATAAAGGTGAGATTTATTCTTTGATTGATTCTTATGATATCAACTTTGGTTCTGATAGAGAAGAAAGCATTAGTGTAGAATCAATTCCAACGATTCTTGAAATGTGCAAAAACCGAACACATGAAATCGATTTTGATGACATGATTTGGCTTCCTTTAGAATTGAATATTCCTTTCCCTACATTTGATACAGTTTTCGTCGATGAAGCACAAGACTTCAATGAGATGCAAAGAGAAATGATTCTAAAATGTGTTAACGGTGGTCGATGTATTGTAGTTGGCGACCCAAACCAAGCAATCTATGGATTCAGAGGTGCAGATTCAAATTCAATGGAAATATTCTGTAACGAATTAGAAAAATCATCAAGAGGATTGAAGAGATTTCCTTTGAGTCTTTCTTGGAGATGTCCGGTAAATGTTGTAAAAGAAGCAAACCGATACGTCAAAGAATTCTATGCAAACACTGATGCAGAAAATGGAACAGTAATTGAGAATGCTCCGTTTTCTCCAGTAGCAGGAGACATGGTTCTTTGTAGATATAATGCTCCTTTGGTTAGTGCATTTTACGATTTAATTCTTGCAGGAAAGTCAGCCTACGTTCTTGGTAGGGACATGACAAAAGGTTTAATTAACGGAGTCAAGAAAATCACGAAAAATATGAGTATGGGTTCCGATGAGTTCCTTGAACTTTTAATGGAAGATTTCCGATACAACTACAACAGATTGGTTGCTTTAGAAAAAGATAATCAAGCAAACAATCTTGAAGACAGAGTTAACTGTTTGAAAATCTTTACTACAAAAGCAACAACAGTCGGTGGAATTATTAGTGAAATCGAGCGTGTATTTGATGGTAATGATAATGGTGAAATTATGTTGTCAACAGTTCATAAGGCAAAAGGTTTGGAATCAAACAATGTCTATGTATTGGCAACAGAAAGAATGCCACATCCAAAAGCAACTAATCCTAAAGAGGAGAGAAACATTTGCTACGTTGCGATAACAAGAGCCAAAAAGAATTTATTCTATTGTGGCCCACGTCCAAAAAACTGAGGAATAAAAATGAGTTTTGAAAAAGAATGGAATAAATTAGCGAAGAGAATATTCACTAATGCCGTAAATCATGGATTTTGGCAGGGTGGAAAAGATGGAAGAAATGATGGTGAAGCAATGGCTTTGATTCATTCTGAAATTAGTGAAGCACTTGAAGCAATGAGAAGCGACAATCCTACATCTTCTAAAATATTAGAATTTAGTAGTGTAGAAGAAGAACTTGCCGATGCAGTAATTCGAATAATGGATTACTGTTTCGGTAAGGACTTAGATATTGCTGGAGCAATTCTAGCAAAAATAGAATATAATTATAGCCGTGATTATATGCATGGCAAAACATTTTGAGGTAATAATATGAATGAATATGATGAGTTTTGGCAAAATATCAAAGTTGATATTTTGAATACACAAACAAAAGAAGAGATGGTTGAATATGTTAAAACCATTATAGGAGAAATTCTTTTCTCCTGTTTGGAAGATACTTTAGGTAATTTCCAAGAATCCGAAGCAGGTAAATATGTTTTGGAAAGTGATTGGTATTCATATGTCTCCCTTCAAAGAAAATTGATGGAGATGGCTTGATAGTCACTGAATGCCTCATGTGACATGGGTTTTGAAAATAATAAATGCAGAACTACCCCATCCAAATCAAGGTTTGAAAGAACCTGCATTTTCCCAGTCAGTGAGGATAATAAAAGAGGTAATAGTATGATATGTAATGAATGTGATAATAAAGGATATACGCTAGAATGGAATGCATCTTTTGATGGAAACATCAAAGTTAGATGTTATTCTTGTTTAGCAAACGAACAACATAAGAATGATGTAGCAAAAAAATTGGCTAAACTCTTTATGGAGTCAAGCCCACAAAAGAATGCCTATTTTTTGGCAGATATTTTGGTAACTGCTAGTATTAACAAAGATGAATTAGAGAACATTGAAAGTTTCATCGAGAGCAAAAGTAAAGATGCTCTTTATGTTCTATTGAACCATGTGGTGTAAAAATGAGACAAGTAGAATTTAGAATAATAAACAGTGAAGAATTACCTCCTATGGTAATTTCTATGAATGAAATGGATGAGCCTAAAGTTGTGATTAATATGTATCACAAAATTTGGCTTTTCTACCATCGAAAAACGATAGGTGGAGTTATTGACACTTACCCAAGTAAGATTGATGAACTTCTATCTAAGTATTTAGATGAACAAAGACAATTTGAAATTGAAGATAGAGAGATGATGAATGATGGTTAAGAGAAGATTAGGAACAGGTCATTGGGACAGAAAACTCAAAGAAAAGTTAACTCGATATTCTGTTGCCGATAATTATGAAGAGGCAAAACTTGAATGGGTTGTAACTGGAAGAGTATTTTGGGGAAACCAAGATATTCCTTCATGGGTTACACAAGCACATTCAGAAGTTAATCATTGTCTATGTGGTCATGTTTTAGTCTATCATTTTGAGATTCTTAATACTGAGAACGGTAATCGTGAAGTGGTTGGTTCAGAGCATGTAAATTCATACATGGTTTTAAAGCACTTATCTAATGAACTAAAAAGACCAATTGACGAGATATCTGATGAGGAAGTTGAAGAATGGATTAATGCCAAAATAACATCTATGAAAGCAAAAGCATGGATGGAGCAAAATGGCGAATACTTCAACACTATTCTTGAAGATGTTAAAGATATAGATTTAAGAATTAATTACAAACCTCAATCGAGAGAAAGAGTTTGGAAGGTTGATAAAGAATCTAGAACTAAATATGGCACATACTTGAAAGGTGAATGGGTTTATCAATCCGCACCTATGAAAAGAGCCGTAGGAAAACAAACAGATAGACATTATCAAATGGCTTCAATTATTTGGAGATGGAATCATCCCAATAATCCGAAGGCTCAAGCAATAACAAGAGGATATCCTAATGATAGATTATGGTCTGATATGATTATCTTTCATACGTTTATAGATAATCACAGAAAACAAGTTGAAAGAGAAAATGAAGTTCTTAAATCTCTAACAGATAGACAATGTGAATCTTATCTTGAACAGTATAACCGTAGAGTCCAAGCCGATATTGATTGGGAAAAACGTCAAGAACAAAGAAGAGAACAAAGAATACAATATGACAAAGAACAGGCAATAATTAGAGAAAAACAAAGAATTCAAAATCTCAAAACTCAATACTTTAGAAGAAAAGAACTTAAACATGAAATAGAATTAAAATGTAGGCATTCTAAATTTTTAGATGTCTGTGAATATTATGGTTTAACTCCATATGATTCTACCTATGGTGTAAGTAATAGTGATAAAAATACTCTTCTTAGATTCATTGAGCATGTTCTAACAAGAGGACACGAATTAGATGTTAGTGAAGGAAGAAGAGTTTCACGAATCTTAGAAAAGGGCCAACATATCCCATCTAAGTTGCTTAAGCAGTATTATCTTTACTTGACAGATAATGAATCTGAAGAAGAATTGAATAAACTAACCGAAGAGTTAGAAGCCAGTGGGTTCCAAGAACCCGAACTTCTTGAAATGATAGAAGTTGAACTAAAAAAACAGTCCAGCGGTAGCCCTGCTTAAATAGGGGTTATTGTATGACAAAAACAGGAGGAAAAAATATATGATAAAGTTGAATATAATGAATGATAGCGGCCACACATCCCTAACGCTTAATGCTGATGGGATTATCGAGCAAATCGATAACCATCCTACCCATTGGGTATTGATTGAAGGAGAAGTAGTTTCGAGAGAAAACATTTCTCAAGTCAATTGGGATGATGTCGAATCAGTCGATTTGATGCCAGCCATTGTAGGTGGTTAATCCTACATCGTGGGGGGAGGGATAAACTCCCTCTCCCCTTCTTTTTCGCCGTAAAGTATGTTAAATAAAACATGCTGGAAATACATAGGTGAATAATTGAAATATGAAAATCTAAAAAAAGTAGCCCTAAGTTACTTTACGGATTTCAGTAGTATTTCAAAAAAAATATTGAATAGAACAATTTCTATTTGTGACTCTCTTGATGATGAGTCAGACAAAATCTTTAGATTGAGAAATGCTCTAAATGATTGCCTTTGGGATATACCCGAAGCAGTAGAAGATGGATTTAGAGAATTCATCAATACAAAATTTAAGTTAAGGCTAGAAGCAATAACTTACCACGAATTAAATAGTGATGAATATGAAAGAAAAGAACCCCGAATTTACCAAAAGCCATTGGTCTTACAAAAACAGAATAGCCACAAAATGTAGAATTTGTGGAGGCCAATTGCTTTTACCCGAAGAGATGCAACAGCAGTATCATACTGCTTGTGCTGAAAAGATTGAAGATAATACATACTCGATGTGATAATAATGTTAAGAGAAATAAGAATTAAAAAACCAGATGACTCAAATGATTACTATGCCCCTGTTCTGTTTAGATTACAGAAGATGAGGCAAGAAGATAATAGATTAACTGGGTCAACAACTAATAGTATATCTGCACACATAACTTATGATAGGTCTAAGAAAGACCCTATTCATGATGCCATAACCAAATGGTGTTATGGTATTTTTAAAAATCGTGCATCTTATGAAACTAATCCTACTTGGGTTCTTACAATAGAAGAATGCCCATTTGTGATTTCTAAGAAATCTGGAAAATATGATGTTCAAGGGCAAAAACTAGGACTAAAAGAACTATCTTCTACATTTGCTAGAATAATATACAAAGCGGTTTTTGAAAAAGACGCTTCAAAATTATTTTCGCATTTTTATTCAGTATTATCAATACCTGAAGAAGTCAAATATTGTCTTCAAAATAAAGTCCCATTCCATTATTTTAAGGATTTTACTAAAATAGACGTAAGATTAAACATTGAGCAGATAGGTGAATCAGAAGTAGCCATTGAAGTATCTGACAACATATGGGGCAATCTTTCTTTTCAAGAACTTAAGATGTATTGCAATTTTTATCTTCATAATAATAAAAGAAGTAAAAATTGGGCTTATTTGTCTCCTAGAAAACTCTATGAAAGATTAGTTGGTAAAGAATTGAGCGATAGTAGCCTACAAGTCATGATGGCTTTTCTAGAACAAAATAGAACTTCTAAAATGATTGAAGATAGAGCAAATGAACTTCTTTTAGAGTTAGTTAAGAGATTTCCTACTAAACTGAAATTAGGTAAAACAGAAACAGGTTTGACCTACATGAATGTAAGAGGCAAGGGATATGATTGGCGAATTGTAGAAAGAAGTGGACATAGGCAATCAGCAATCCAAAAAGTATCTTCATTTGTTTATCAACCAAAAGAGAAAATAATGGTCGATGAAGAAACGGGTGAAAGCATAAATTATGTAGAAGGAACTTGGTCTGGCCCAATATGTATTGATAATATGGCTACTGGTTCTTCTTTGGGCGACCAAATTGCTACAAGAGCATTGACATTTATGAATGATGATAAAGCAGTTAAAATGGTCGGGACTTTGAAGAGTTATCTTAAAGATGTTCCTGATAAATGGAGATTTAAATATCTATTTTCAGATAATAAGTGATTAAAATGAAATGTATAGAGTGCGGAAGTCTTGTTTTCAATTTTGATGAAAGGATAGGAGAAACTGCTTGTTCTGAGTGCGGATTAATTAGCATAACAGAACCTTTTGAGACATCCTACACTCATGATTTTGAAAACAATTGGATAAGGTCTAGAGATACCCATATTGGGACAGAATCAAGACCTAGACATATACTTAGAGGATTAGCAACTTGTAATATGGTTCTATCTAGTGTTGTTGGTAATTCAATGCTAAAAGAAAGAATCGAAGAATATTATATTTCTTTGGCTAGAAAAGGAGTATTCAGACACACTACCATAGAAAATAGAGCAACTGCTCTAGTGTATTATGTTTTGAAAGAAAACAGAACTCCTATTTCTTTGAAGAAAATATGTGCTGAGTTCTCTTGTAGAATAAAATCAGTGAATAAGATAATTAGAAAAATAGTCTTACAGTTCGGTAATAAGGAATTTTATTCCGATGAAGACCCAAGATATATGATTAAGATGATATCAAGTCAAGTGACTTCAGATATATCATATATCTCTAGATGTCTAGAAACTGCTGAGTTTTTTGAGATGGTGTTAAAAGAAAACACTTTCAATAAGACGGCATCATATTATCCTTCTATATGTTGGATAACGTCAAACTTGTTTGTGCATACACAAATAACACAGAGTTTGATTTCAGAAAAAACGAATGTTAACAGAAGTAACATAAGAGAAACAACGAAGAAAATCCTCTCGTTGATTGGTAAAAAGAATGTAACAGAAATAAGAGGTAAAGAAATTAGTGAATTAGTGGTGAGTAAAAGTGAAAATGAAAGATATAATAAATACGGAGAATCATAGGTTTTGGAAAAGTGATTTCCTAAACCGTGATGTAGAATTTGAGAACAGAAGAAGAGAGATTGCAAAATCATTGAATGGGAAACCATACGATGTTTATCTTAAATCTCTAAAATTAGCAAAGGTGATTGAATGAATGTTAGAAAATTAAAATGTAAAAACGGACATACGAAATTAGCAGCGCATATAATTGACGAGGAAGAAAATTGGGTAGAAGTCTACTGCCCTACTTGTTATCGCACTGTTTGGTATAATGGAGCATGATTGAATGAATATATTTGCATTATCAAAAGAACCAGTTGAATCAGCACAACAAATGATAGATAAACACGTAGTTAAAATGCCAACGGAAAGTTGTCAAATGCTACATACTAATATCCTTTACATGCAATATATTCAAGAACATAATAGAGAGCCAAAATTGAGAGAACTCAAAGCATTTCATAAAGAAATGAATTCAAATCTAATGAAGCCAGCCATGTTGAATCATCCCTCAACTATTTGGGCAAGACAATCTATTGCCAACTTTCATTGGCTATACCAACACAGTATTGCTCTTTGTGAGGAATTTACTTTTAGATATGATAAAAGACATGGTACACATGATAGAATCATAGAAGGAATGCGTGTAAAATACGATGTTGATTACACGTTTCCAGTTACAGGTTTGACTCCTGTAAGTATTGCTATGGCAGATGAATACAGATTACCTCCAAAGAAACATTCTTGGGAGTTTGTAATTGATTCATATCGTCATTACTACCTTGAAGGCAAATGGAAGTTTGCTTCATGGAAAAACAACAGAATGCCTCAATGGTGGCCTAAAGACCATTACAAAAACAAATATAACGAAGAAATATTAAATTATAATAAAACATTTAATGCAAATTTAGCGGTGATAACATGAGAAAAATATTAATTATTGGAGTAGGAGGGATTGGTTCATTTTTGACCCAGTTCCTAGATAAAGTCGGACTGTATGAAATACATTTAGCAGACCCCGATATTGTAGAGACTAAGAACCTAACATATCAGAATTACAATGACTGGAATGTTGGAGAAACAAAAGTTTCTGTTATGAACAAAAGATACGAATCAGTGAAGTCTGTAAGTAAATACAAGATATTGACAGATTCTCAAATACAAGGATATGATTTAGTTATATCTTGTGTAGATAACTTGGCTCTTAGAAGAATGCTTTATGATAGCAATATCAAATGGCTTGATTTGAGAGCGCAAGGTAGGAATTCTGCTTTGATTTCTTACATGGCTCCTAAAGAAATGTATAGTTCAGTTCTTTCGGGGCCGGAGGGTTCATTTAGTTGTCAAGGTGAGAATTGGGATGGAGGAAACACCAGCGTTCATTTCATGCAAGTAGCAGTAGCAGGTTTAGGTTCTCAGTGGATTCAAAGATGGTTTGAAGATAAAAGTAAAGTGAAAGATTACATGGTGGTGAACCTTTAATGCAAAAGTCTACGTTTAAGCAAAAGAAGTTTCTTGCAAGTCTTATACAAGATTCTGAAAAACCAGATAAAAGGTTAATACAGAAAGTATTTGATAATAAATATTCTAAGTCAGAAGTAGATAAAATGATTAAAGAGTATATGACAAACTCAAACTTTACCTTGAGAAGCACGAACAGATGGACTAATAATGAGGTAGAAATACTTCTTAATAATTTTAGAATATGTTCTGCTCAAGAAATGGAAAAACTACTACCAAAAAGAACATATCGTTCTATGCACTCAAAATATTATAGATTAGTAGGGACAGAAATAGATGTCCCTCCTACTAAGCAAAAAGGTAAAAGAAAGAAAGTAAAGGTAACTGAGAATATCAGAGTTAACCAAGACACTGAATTTGAAATATTAGTTTCTTTCTATGAGTTACCCATAGATGAGTTGAGAGAGAAATTCAACATGAAATTTTGGGAAATTGCTAGGATTATGGAATCAATTAATGATTTAACAGAGCCACACCACTCTTCGCTTCTCCTAGCGGCTTCTAGATACAAAAATAGCCAAAAACAAACAGAACCCCTAGCGACTAAAGAAAGTCGCAAGGAGGCTAAAAGAAAGCGAAAAATGGAAAAGAAAAAGGCTAAGTTAGAAAAACAACTTTTACAATTACAGGAGGAAAATTAAATGGGAAAAAATTTAACGGCAGATATATGTGATATTTGTGGAGGAATGATGTATTATGGAGGAGAATGTGTTGAGTGTTTTGAGGAACCTCAAATGGATATTGGTAAATCAAGAGAATTCGCAATGCAGTATATTCACCATCATTATAATATGATTAAGAAAAATAATCTAAACTTTACAAATATCTTTGAACATATTTGGTATGCTTCAACTGAGATTCTTCCTAACTTAGAAATTCAAGTCGTTCTTGATGCAAGTGAAGAAATACATGTTTCAACAGGTTCAGCAGGATATGTTGATTTTCAATTTAGTCCAGCAGGAATGAAATTACCTGTAATGTGTTGGATTCACACACATCCATTTGGCTCCGCTTATTTTAGCGGAACAGATTGGAGAACCGTAAATACTTGGCAAAAGTATATGTTAACTGCTTTTGTTCTTGGCGGTAAGAATCATTATGGTTTTTGGGAAAACCATAGGCCAGAAAGACTCTTGATTGTTGAAAAGAACTCTTCAATCAGAGAACAATTAAACCCTAGAATGAGGAGGGAAGAGGAATGAAACCAATTGGAGAATATATAGCAATAGACATAAGTAAGAAATATACATCGGGAGGAATTATTACTTCTATCGATAACGAAGGAGTGGTGATTTCAATCGGTAAATTAGTTAGTGATGAAATACAAGTTGGAGATAAAATACTCTATAAATGTAGAGGAGAACCACCAGTATATGATAACTATTTATTTTTGAAAGAAAGTGAAGTAATATGTGTATTAGGAAGTGATGAAAGTGAATGATATAGAAAGATATGAAGATATGTTGTTAGGGATGTTAGACCTAACAGAAAACAGTGATGCGATTGTTGAGGATTTTGAAGATAGGTTTCTTCAAGGAGAACTGCTATTTTTGGTTAATATAATCAGAATGATGTTAGATTCTATTCCTGAAAAGAAGCAAGCCTACGATATTTGGAAGGGTCTTCAAACAAGATTAGTTGAGGATAGTGATTAAATGTGTGCTAACTGTAATTCACGTAAGGTTAAACACATTGCTATGACGGCAGTAGGCGAAAGAGCATTTTGCTCAGAAAGTTGCTATGCAAAATATATTGGATTACCAGTTAAAGAAGAAGGATATTATGGATTAGAGGAATTAAAATGATTATAAAAGGAAATAAATTAAAAGAAAAATTATTACAAGGAATAAATTTAGTGGCTGATACGGTTAAACCCACACTTGGCCCACAAGCAAGAACAGTTATTTTACAGGGTAATCCCCCTGTTGTTATTAATGACGGTGTTACTATTACAAAATACATAACACATGAAGACCCTTATGTTCAAATGGGTATTCAATTAGTTCAGAATTTAGCAGCAAAGGCTCAAGATAATTCTGGCGATGGAACTACTACTGCTTGTGTATTAGCACAGGCTCTTTGTAACAGTATTTACAATGCTACAATTACTTCTCACTTGGAGGCTAAAAAACAACTAGAACAATTACAAGAAGAAGTTCTAAAGTTTTTAGATGACTTAGCAGAAGAGGTTCAAGATAAAGACATTATTAACGTAGCCACCATTGCAGCAAATAACGATTCTAGATTAGGTTCTTTTATTGCTGAGGCTTTTGAAAAGGTTGGAAGAGATGGTATTATTACTGTTGAAGAATCAAGGACTCATAACACTTCTTTGGAAGTTAAAGAGGGATTGCAGTTTGATGAGGGTTTCTTAACTCATCTTATGTCAAACAATGAAGATGGTAAAACTTACTTTGATTCACCACTTATCTTTTCATCGAATATGATATTCAATAACTTTCAACCACTTCTCCCTATGTTAGAATATGCTAATTCTAAATCAAAACCATTGATTATTATTTGTAGAGGAATGGAAGGGCCAGCCCTAAACAATATTATTGCTAATGTAATAAATAAAACAATCCAAGTTGCAGTAGTTACCGCACCTAACTTTGGTGATGCTCAAATTGATGAACTTGGTGATATTGTTTCAAGTGTTGGAGGGAAATTATTTCTTTCTGAAAACAAAGAAAACATCGGTGAGATTAGCGTAGAAGATTTTGGTCATTGTGAAAAAGCAATCATTACAAAAGATGATACAACATTTATTGGTTCTACTGGCGATACCTCAAATAAAATCAGTGCATTAAAGGAAACAATAAAAGATGCTAAGGATAAGTATTTGAAAATGAGAGCAAAGAAAAGACTTGCTAGATTAACTGGCGGTATTGCTACCATTAGAGTAGGTGCTGGCTCTCAAATTGAAATGAGAGAAACCAAAGAAAGATTAGATGATGCTTTGAATGCTACAAAAGCCGCACTTCATGGCGGTGTTATTGTTGGTGGAGGTATGGCACTATTGAATGCTAATGCTCATATTCATGAGAATGTTCCAACATGCGCTTATTGGTCGAGTTCATTATTGACTCCAATAGGTGTATTGTTTAATAATAGTGAAATCAATCTTTTACAATTAGACAATTGTAAAGGAGAAGTGGGCCTAAATGCAAAGACAAATGAATTTGTTAATCTTAAAGAAGCAGGAGTTATCGACCCTGTAATTGTGGTTAAGAATAGTTTCAATGCGGCAGTATCAATTGCCAAACTGTTTCTTTCAACAGATTCAGCAGTATTATTGGAGGAATGAAGATGAGGACACTTTCTAAATTAATTTCTGGAACCAAAGCAGAAAAGGTAGTCCTATACACTTTTATTTGTTTATTAGGCACTATTGTTTTGATAAGTGCATTTAGGTGATAATATGTTTGATGATAAAACAATAGTAAGAATGACGATAGTTTATGAAGATGGTAGCATTACTATCCTAAAGAAAAATAAAGATGGAGCGATGAGCGTTGAAAGGAGAGAGGTATAATATGGCCGATAAAAAAACAGCAGTTACCGTTACGCTTCCAGCCCCACACAAAGCAAAAATAAAATGTCCTATTTGTAAAGGAAATAAATGTGTTGTCTGTAAAATGACTGGTAATTTAGAAATAGGCGTTGCGCCTAAAATACCAATACAAAGAGCGCACATCATAAAATATGTTGTAGATAACATGCATGATGTTGCTAAAGAGATAACAAAAACATATGGATTAGTTCCAGATATCAACACAATAGAAGTCTTAGAAGTAAATGAAGGACAATATGAAATTGTTCAAGTTTCTTCTTTAGGCGGAGCCTGTTGGGTTGTGAGCCGATTAGATAAAGTTGATGCTCCTAGATATTTTACTTCAAGAAAAGAATTGGAGAAATTTAAACAGGGGTGGATAAATTGAGAGAAAAAACTTCTGATGGACTAGAAATAGTTGGTCGTATTGTAAGAAATACAGACCAAGAATTGATTGTCCGTGAAGGAGTGTATAAAGGCATACCAATTGTTGACTTGAGATGGTATGTTAATGATAAGCCCAGTATTAAGGGCGTTAGAGTCAACAAAGAAGAAATGAAAGTATTAGTAGGAATTTTGATGAAGGTGGAGAATGATGAATCTGAATAAAATGTATTTAGTAGCGATAGACAATAAGAAATTATTGAGTTGGAAAAATGAAATGTGTAAAAAATTAAAAAGGAAATCTAAAGTTATGCTTAACGATTTCGAAAATACATTTCCTGAAATGTTTGATAATGGAAATCATTATTCAAAAACATCTTTTGTAGCATTTTGGGAAATGCAAACAGATGATTCACTGGCTAGGATGGCTACTGCTATTACTCAAGCAACTTTTGTAACGATGCTACAAAGATTGTTTGAGTTGAATAAACTAGAAGAAATCGCAATATTAAATTCAATGCAAATTAATTTTATGCGAATTTTAGCAGGGATGGGAATAAATGAAGAAGAATGAGTGGATATACTTAGCAAGTGCAATGTGGAAATATTCAGAAAAGAATGAAGGTAAAATAAGCCACCTTCTAAAAGAACTGGTTTGTAAATGTAATAATAATTTAGAGGTGATAGTAGATGACGATGATAAGATTTTCAAGACTAATGGAAATGATAGAGAGAGAAAAACCAAATACGCAACTGAGGATTCTCAACAGAGAATTATCTTCTTTTGAAGAGAAGGATGTTTATACTATATTGGAAATACTTTCTCTTGATTTGAAAAGTAATAATGTAGGTTTAGCAAGAGCAAAGAAATGGTTAGCGAATATATTTAGTGTATTTGAAGATGAAATACATGCTTTTTATGTAGCCCATGAAGATTTAGGAGAGGCTATTTATTACTTAGACCCAAGTGCTGAAACTCAACAACAACTGCCAATAACACAGGCCAAAGGTCTTTTGAATATGGATTGTAGTAAATTAGACTCTAATTCATATAGCCTTATGGAATATGCTATAACTAATATGTCCTCACTTGAAAGAAAGTGGTTTCTTAGATATTGGATAAGATTACCAAGAATCGGAATCAATGAAGGATTAATTGCTAAGTTGTTAGCCAAATATTTTAACAAACAATTATCTGTAACTAAGAAGCATTTGAATTATAATCCAATATCAGTAGTATTTTCATATTACTCTATGAATGAAGAACCACCTACAAAATTAACACATGGTAAATTTATCAAACCGATGTTGGCTAAAGAAGTGTCTATGCGTAAATGGCCCAAGAATAGAATTGTAGATTACAAGTATGATGGTAATCGTTATCAGATTCATAAAGAAAATGATAATGTAATTATCTTTAATCGTAAAGGCAACATAGTTACTCCACAGTTTCAAGATGTAGTTGAAGCAGTTAAGGAATACGAAGTGGATTGTATTCTTGATGGTGAGATATATCCAATAAAGGATGATGGTTCTCCTGCTGAACACAAACTGATGGGGACTAGAGTTCATTCTAAGAACCATGAAGAAGCAAGAGAAAAGGTAAAAGTCAAGTGGGTTATATTTGATTGTCTTAAGATTGGTAATGAAACCATTATGGATTTACCATACTCAACGAGAATGGTTAGAATGTCTAAATTACCTGACCAAGCACATAGAATGGAAGAAGGTGGTGATGTTCTAGCATTCTATAATAGAGCCATTAACGACGGTTTTGAAGGCATTATTGTCAAGGATGCTACCTTACCCTATGAAGCAGGTAAAAGAAGCGCAGGATGGGCTAAATACAAGCCTCCTCGCATTGAATTAGATGTAGTTATTTTATCTGCTCAATATGGTGATGGAGCAAGAAGTAATGTATTTGGGACATTTGAAATAGGAGTCAAGTCTGATAAAGGATATATCAGTGTAGGTAATATTGGAACAGGATTTACAGAAACACAGTTAATCAGATTAACAAGTGAACTAAGAAAGAATGTAGAATCATATTCTAATAATAGATATTATTTTCTTCCTAGAACAGTTTTAGAAGTTAATGCTGATATTGTTACTAATGATGCTAAAGGAAACATAGGACTTAGATTTCCTAGAGTTTCGAGAATAAGAGATGATAAATTTGTATCTGATATAAATACAATAGAAGATGTAAGGAGTTTGATGTAATGATAGAAAAAGACGCTTTTACTATTATCAATAATAAAACATATCAATGCATAAAGATAGAAAATGGATTTGCATATCTTAGAAACATACTATCAGATAGAGGTAAGTTTCTAAAGATGAGAGTAGAACAAGTCCCATATCTTGATGAAAATAATAAACTAATCAAACCACCAAAACAAAAGATAAACAGATTCAGAAGCACTCTTAATTTTAAGAAATTATTATGTCAAGAATCTGAATTAAAGATAAGTAGAGATGCATTAGTTCTCATGAAAGAATGGCTAGAAACTTCACTAGCAGATATGGTAGCCTATGCAGAAGAAAATGCTTTAAGCAGGGGAGACAACACAATAACGGCAGCACACGTTTATTGGTGGGAATTATCTGAAAATCAAGACACTACTGGCTATTGGCCTGAACAGATAGATTATGTAAGGCGATAACATGATTGGCGATGAAGTGTTAGATATATGGTGGGAAGATTATGATGAAGCAACAGTATATTCTTTTGCTATCTATGGGCCTTTAACTGATGACGATTGTAACATAGTAGCCACTGGCTTGAAAGTAAGGTTAGGATTTGCTGGAGAAGATAATAACTTCTTGATTGTTCAAGAAACAGTAGATGAAGATATTGCTAAAGCCTTGAGAATAAAAAGAGGTTTTATCCTTAATGTTATAGCCCCTAAACAAAAGAAGAGTGTTGAGAAAATGGTAATCGAAACAGTTACCGAGGGCTTAAATTATCTGAGGCTTGAGAACAAATTCATTTCTAAGAATGGAGTGGCTAGGCTTGTATAGCAAAGACATGCTGATAGGTATATTACTAAGTTCAGCAAATCCAAAAACTACAATTATGTTTAACGACAATGCTCGTATAGGATATAGTGTAAGATTAGAAATAGAAATAAGAGGAAACTCAGAATACTTATCTGCTATAAGCAGAACATTATCACAACATATGATAGAATGCTATGTTGTAGAAAGAGAGTCTAATACTAGACCGAAACCTATTTTAAAAATAACAAAGGTCAAGAGTATTAGTATTCTATGTGAAAAGGTACTACCTAATCACCTACCATCTAAAACAGATTGGAAAACATTTAGGTCAATCTTAGAGATTGTTAAAAATAAAAAACATCATACCTTACAAGGTATAGAAGAAATATTCAAATTGAAAGGGATTACTTATGGGATTAACGAATGTGAATAGAGACAGACCAATATTAATTACAGGAAAAACAGGAACAGGAAAAACAACAATGGCAAGAGAGATTTTGCCAGAAGCGAAGATAGTATATGGGAACAGTTGTAATATTAACGACTTGCGTTCTCATTCTATTAGACACGGAATTATAATAGAAGATGTTAATTATAAACCTCAAAAAGATAACATATTATACATACTTAGACACTACAAAGGAAAGATAATTCTAACATCTTTAAATGAAAAAGATGTTCCGAGAGAAGTTAAGAATATGTGTAAAATTAAAAGAGCAGGTTCTAATCAATATCTTAGAGAAACAATTAAACAATTGGCTCCCCATAGTGATAGTCCCTTTTCTTATGAAAAAGATACATACTCTTTAGTTAGAGAGTATCTAAAGGAAAGCGATAGGGATTTGATTAAGGATTTGTTAATGCATAACAAACCCTCTGATACTCAAATACTATCATGGCTATGCGAAAATATGCATCCCAATAAATTATTATTCATTGATGGTGTAGTAAAAAGAAGATGGCCTCAACATTACTTTTATGAGTTATTAGCATACGCTCATTCAGGTAATTCTTTTGGCAGATTGAGTATGCCAAAAAGAAAATCATATTCAAAGAAACCGTACCTAATTAGAAAGTTAGGAATCAAAAACGGTGAAGAAAGAATCTTTAATCAATTGATGAAAGATAGCGAATTTATAAAGTATGCAAGAGATAAATTAAACAATACAGATTCAAGGATTTTAGGTTTAGGAGAAAAGCCTAAGAAGAAAGCCAAACCTAAGAAGAAATCCCCCTCTCTTGAGGATTTTATGTGAGGTATAACTATGGCAAGAAATAAATTATTAACTAAAAGAATACAAAAGATTTTGGAAGGAAGAGAACTTAACACAAGGCAGATTAAAAGTCGATTAGATAACTATCAATCTGTTAGAGAAGGAGGAGGTAAAACTAAGATTTCCTCAATTACATTCACTATGAATCAAGTAACACAGGTTCTAGCAAGAAAACCTTGTTTTGAATATGTAAGAGATGAATATGAAAGTGGATGGCGAAATGAATCGCATAGAGTAAAAGTATGGAGAAATAAAAATGTTATGGACGGAAAAATACAGACCAACTAAATTAAGAGATATAATAGGGCAAGAGCATTTTGTAATGGATGCTGAAACATGGTTAGATGAAGGTGAAATGCCTAATCTACTGTTTTATGGAAATGCAGGTTTAGGAAAAACAGGTGCAGCAGTAGCACTTTCTAAATCATTTCTAGGAGACAAGTTTTCAGATAACTTCTATGAAGTAAATGCCTCTGATGACAGAAAGTTAGAAACAGTTAGAACTACAATTAAGCAAATTGCTCAGAGTTCTACAATTGGTGATGTTCCATTTAGAATCTGTTTATTAGATGAAATGGAAGGAATGACAACAGATGCCCAAAATGCATTGAAAAGAATAATGGAAAGATATGCTGGTAATATTAGATTTATTATTACCTGTAATGATAGAAATAAAATCATCTTCCCATTACAGAGCAGATGTGCAAATTATCATTTCAAGCCCCTAAGCAATGAAAACATGATTACAGTTCTGAGAAAAATCTTGGACACTGAGAAAATTGACAAGTTTTCAGATGATGACTTGGGGCGGTTTATATATGACTTAAACGGTGATATGCGTAGGGCAATAACCGAACTGCAAGCAGCGAAATCATCAGGATTTTCGCTCAAAAAACAGGTCGAGTCGATGCTGAAAGTGTATAGTAAAAGTTTAGAGTTAATAGTAGAAAAGAAAATGAATGAATGTTTAGAAGGTCTTCATAATTTAATTTATGAAGGCTATACAGTAAAAGAAATATGTTTAGGATTACATAATGCAATTATAAATTCAGAAGGAATAGAAAGTGCAATGAAATTCAAGATGTTAAGAGTGATAGGAGAAAGTGAATGGCGGTCAACTACCATGACACCGAAAGTTTTAGTTTCGTGGATGGTAGGACAAATAATATAAAAGTGGTGAATAAAAATGAAGAAAGAAGTAAAGAAAGAAGTGGAAAATTCAGTTCAATACCTTGAATTGAGTTTAGAAGAAGCGATGGAGAAATTTGAATCCATTTGCGAAGAGAACAAAGTGGAAGTAAATGACCCATTGGCAATTGGCCTTTGGAGAAATTACGTTACCCAATCTAGGAGAGCAAATCGCTCATCTAATAGTGGTGGAAGCAATTCTCTCGTAAAGAAATGTTTTGGATTCTTTGTTTCTCTTGAACAACCTAGAGACATGATGAGTTGGAATAGAAACAAAGCAAAGGAAGAATATCTTCGTGATGGAGATGAAGCAATGGAAAAAGGATTCGTTGCTCTTGCTTACAAGAATGGTTCTAAATGGAAAATCAACCGATATTTTGACGGTGAATTCCAAGAAAGACTTGTTACAAAACTACCTGATGGAGCAGAAGAAATGGATGATGGAAGCATTGTAATTCCATTAGATAACACTCCTGCTTACATGAGTGGTGCTAAAAACAAGAACTACGGTAAACCATTACCAAAAGAACTTATGAAGCGAACTGGAATATTTTTCGGTTCCGTCGATGGTCAAGAAAACAAGAAATATATGTTCTCTTACAAAAACCAAGGCGGAGTAGAATTTACTCCTAACTGCTATGAATGGGTTCACTTTGCCTGTATTCCTAGTGATGACGGCAATTGGATTTATGGAATGACCGATGTAACAAAATTAAGTCTTATTAAGAATGATGATTTGAATCCCGATAACTCAGATTATCGAGATATGTCTTCATTTGGTTTTGAAGACTGTTTGACAGATAACTTTGATAGTCATCTAGTTCCTCTTGTTGAAATCGATAGAGCGCATATTCAAAGACAAACATTACCTGCAAGTGAGAGATTTATTATCACTGATGGAACTGTTTGTAACATGAATATGAATCCAACTAGCAACGGTAATAGAATCATTAACATTACAGATTTAAATGCTGAATTTGATTATGATAATGACTCTAATATGACAACTTGTTGGGTTCCAGAATCTTTCGATATTGACTTTGGTATTGGTTCTTCAATTATTATTATTGGAAGAACAAGTCAAAGAACAACAGACGAAGGGCCGGAACCAGTAACAATCAATGTCTCTGGAATTTATGCAACAGAAAAGCGAGGTGCGCCAGTAGAATCAATCCAACCTCTTGAAGAGGATTTTGATTGGTTTGATGTCTGATTAGACTCACAGGTTTTCTGTGGCGGGTTGACCCAGTAATAGCAATAAAAGCATTCTCATAAGGGTATAGTAGGTTTGAATTAGTCCCTCAAATGGCTACGTGGTGTTTCCTATGAAGTTGCTCCCCGCTACAATTAAGGTGATATAATGGGTATTGTAATATTAGATGATAGATATATTCTACGTCAAGGAAGTTACGTTGTTGATTTAGCAACAGTAGATTTCTTGACATGGAAAAAAGACGATGATAAAATGAAATGGGCTGAAAGAGATGGTCAATATTTTGAGAAAAAATCCAAAGGATATTTTTGGGTAAAAATGCATATTGGCACAAAAGAAGCCCGATTCATTTGTAAAGATAAGAATGAATTAATTAGAATAATAAAACTATGGACAGGAATACATGGTAAAGAAGTAAAAGTAGGAATAAGTGATTTAAATGAGTATAACGAGCAAGAAAGGTAGTGCTTCAACAACAAATTTTGGAGCAAAGCAAGAAGAATTCAATTCCAAATTCAAAAAGATGATGGAAGAGAAAAGAAAGAAACAACAAAGTAGATTAGTTTTAGGAATTTGGGGAGAACCCAAAACTGGAAAAACAGGCATTGCTTTGGATTTTCCCGATAGAAACATTTGTGTTTTAGATTGGGATAGTGGTGTAGAATCAACATGGATTACATGTCACGAAGCAACAGATAGGATTGAAGTGTTCAACCCTATTGAGCAAAACAAAGATAATGCAATTGATATCAATAAGAGTGAGGAAAACTCTCACAACTTTGTAAGATATGTTAGGTCAAAGATTGATGATGGAGAAAATCCAATCTTTGTGTTTGATGGTGTAGATACATGGTTTGACTCTTGTATTTACAAGGTTAATCCTAATCCAACAGTTGTAACCAAAATGATGCCATATCAATATGGCCCTAGAAACAAAACATTCTATCATTTGTTAGAAGCAATTTATCAATTGAAGTGTGATGTTATTTACATTACACATGAAACTGAAAAATATGTGGATAACAATCCAGTGGGAATGAAACCTAACTGGAGAGATTGGGGTGGAAAACTAGAACAAGAAATACATTGTTTGAAAAGGAAAGTAAAAGGTGAACTTCATTTTGTAGCAGAACTTGTAGGTTCAAGAACAAATGGAAACCTTGTCGGAACTAATTGGACAATCAGAGAAGGTAATCCTCCAAACATTGTTTGGAATGGAATACCAGAATTAAAGGAAGGTAAAATATGAAATTTATAGTAGAAGATAGTAAAGATTTTTGTAAAGCATTAGAAGATATACAAGGAAAAGGAAAATACCTTGGCTTGTCTTCATTAACCAATTCTAAAGTTGGTTCTGAGTTCTTTATGGAACTTAAAGATAACAACTTAGAACTATGGAATGGAGACACGACTTTTGCTTTGAATATCTCTTATTCAGTGAATGGTGAAACCGATGGTTCATTTACTGGAGATTCAGATAAGTTGATTTCTTACATGAAGAAATTTGAAGGTGAATGCACTATTGAAGTAGGTGACTCACTACAAATTACTTGTGGAAGTAAGAAAGCAACAACACCTTGTTTGGTGAATCATGCAAATATTAGTGCTATTCAAAGAATTAAAGAAATGACTAGCCATGTTAAATTTGAAGCAATACCCGAAACTCTTTGGAATTTTGCCTCTAAGAAATTTGAAGGTTGCTTTCAACTACCATCAGAATCTTTTTCTAATTGTATGGGTTTGTGTGAACTTGTTAAAACAGGTGTCTACAAATTGGACTACAAAGGAAACGATGATGATGGCAAACTAGAACTTAGCAGTAGAGATTCTATTTCTAATTCTTATGTTGAAGAGATGCAACCACTACATAGTTTAGGAGAGCCAGCAACTCTTGAGTATTCTGGCCCTCTTCACAAGTTTTTCAATAAAACTATTGTTAACTTCTATGTTCGTGATGAGTTTCCCTTGATGTTGGTAGGTCATGATAGAAAGTTGATTAAAGCCCCATACACAAGAGGAGAGTAAATGATAATTAGTAGATGTGCAGATGGAAAGCATATGTTCGTTTCTTGGAGAGAAGGAAAAGAAAAGATAACTAAAATCATACCATTTGAGCATTACTTCTTCATTAAAGATTCAGCAAAGGAAATAAAATCTTATTCTCCTTCTAGGATGATTGTTAGAGATTATCGATATGAAGAAGGAGACTGGCAAGACCTTAATGGCAATAAACTTAAGAAAGTAATTATTGATAAAGCGACAGATATTTATTCTGCTAGGAAGAACTTTGCTATAACTTATGAAGCAGATGTTCCGTATCATTTTAGATTTGCAGTAGATGAATTGACTGAAGTTCCAGAATATGAGATGCGTAAATGGTATTGGGATATGGAATGGCAACAAGGTGGAGAACATCATGATAAGATTACTACTATTGTAACGTATGATAATTACGATGAGAGGTATTATCAATGGGTTTGGTTTCCAAACGATAAGCCATTGAATACTGTTTTTGATACAGGAGTAAGGTATATTTTTGGTTCTGAAAAAGATATGCTTGAAGACTTTGTGAAAACTATGGTCGATAAAGACCCCGATATGTTAATTGCATGGTTTGGTCATTTTGCTGATGTTCCTAAATTAATTAGTAGATGTTGTGCATTAGGAATCAATCCTAATCTTATATCTCCTATTGGTAACATTAAGGGTGTTAAACCTACAAAAGATGGCTATGATTATACAATAGGAGATAGAGGATATAGTTCTATTGAACAACCTATTGGTGGAAGAATAACCTTGAATTTAGATGTAGCATTTGAAAGACAATGGAATGATGCTCAAAAGGGAACATTGCCTTCATTATCTCTTGATTATGTTTCAGAAATACTTCTAGGTGAAAAGAAACTTGTATCTGAAAAGTTTCCAGACCCTAACGAATTCTATCGTAGAGGTTGGTTAGAAGATACTGAAACATACTTAGATTATGCTTTGAAAGATGTAGAACTAACGGTTAAGATTGATGAATCTAATTATTGTAGTGAAGCAATATTAGCCCTACAAAAATTATTGATTGCTCCATTCGATGCTTGTTTTTATGCATCTCATATGGGTTCCATTTATTTCATGAGAAATGCATGGTGGAAAGCCCCTACTGGTGATAAATCATCAGAAAGAAAGGAATACCAAGGTGCTATGATATATGACCCATTGAGTGAAGATACCAACGGCTTATGGTTGAATGTAGCAGCATTCGACTTTGCTGGACTATATCCTTCAATGATGGTTGCTAGAAATATATCTTTTGAAACTAAATCAAAAGAACCTACTGAGTTTGCAGTTAATCTGAATGTTCCAAGACATCTTGGTAAAGATACAGGTGAGAAAGATATGCGATACTTCAAAACTGATGAATTAGGTCTGTTACCTAAAACAATCTTAGAGTTAAAAGAACTGAGGAATGAATACAAGAGACTTATGAAAGAAGCAAGAAACAAAGGTCAAGATTCTGAGTATGTTAAGTGGTATAACAATCAAATGGCCGTAAAAAGGCTCTCTGCTTCGATGTATGGCATTCTAGCCTTTCAAGGGTTTGGATGGTCAGATGTTGAATTAGCAGCCAGTATTACGGCTAGTGCGAGAGAAGCAATCAGATTAGCAGCATTCAAGGCAAAGGAGTTGGAAGTATGAAAGAATGTGTAATTTGTAAAACTTGTAGAAAGTGTAATGAAACAAAACCCATCTCTGAGTTTCACAATAACAAAGCGAATAAAGATGGTAAAACTTTTAGATGCAAAGTTTGTAGAATAGAGGCGGCTAAGAAGTGGAACGCTGAGAATTGGGACAGGTATAGAGAGAACACTAAACGTTGGGTCAAAGATAACCCTGATAGACCTTTAATCTATAGAAAAAAGAGGAAAAAGAAGCAGGCCGAATATGATAGGCTTAAACACAAAAAACAGTTCGCAATTAAACAAAAGGAAAATCCCGAACTGTATTTTCTCAAATGTCAAGCAGATGACTGTTGTAATTTCTTTTACAGTAAAAGTGGTGGTTCACAGGCTAAGTATTGTGGAGAGGGAGTTAAAGATTATTGTTTTATGGAAAACCAAAGAAGACAGTATAGAGAGAAATATCATAATAGTGTAATGTTGAAACTTTCTACTATCTTTAGAAGCAAAATAAATGCTTTAATTAGAGAAAGAAGGTTTTCAACACCTAAAGTTATGAGAAAGTTAGAATATACATGGGAAGAATTGAAACAGCATATAGAATCGCAGTTTACAAATGGTATGTCATGGGAAAATTATGGCCGAAATGGGTGGCATATAGACCACATAAGGCCTGTTAATTCATTTGAAGATACCATAGAAGACTTCCAAAAGTGTTGGGCGTTAAACAATTTACAACCGCTATGGGAGGTAGACAACATAAGAAAAAGCGACAAATGGGATGGGAAGGTGAATGCATGATAGAATATAGTCTAGGAATAATCATAGGATATGCAATTGCTAAGGCTTTGACACCTTATGCACCTAAGTTATTAACCGATAATTATCATATACACCATTGGATGTGGGCGACTATGCTACTACCTTTGGTGTTTTTGATTAATCTACAATCAGAAATAGTAGTAGGAATAATAACGGGAATTGCATTAGAGGGTCTTTCTTACAATAATTGGACTTTGAAGAGAAAAAAGAGTTCAGTTAAATGTAGGAAACCAAAAAGTCATTTGCCTCAATTTGAAGGTAAAATTAATTGTCAACACTGTAAGAGGGAGTTAAAATGAGATGTGTAGAATGTAAAGGTGAATTAAAAGTAATTAGTTACATTAGAAAACCAATTAGGAATTCTAATGTTACAAGAGAACGAATGCGCTTACAGTGCGAAGACTGTGGACAAATAGAGGATTTGTAATGAATAAAAATGTATTAAGATGGATTGAAGAAGAACTGCCTAATATGAGTCAGACATTTACGACTGACTGTATGAGGGAAGCAATATATGAAAGTAGAGGTGGTGCTTATTGCCCTACCAACA